GGGAACAACAGTGGGCAACCATCAACCGTTGTTGACAACACTTTAATGGTGGTTGTAGCTATGTATTACGCTTTGAGCAAAGAAATCAACGATCTTGATGATTTAACTGAATTCATCGTCTTCTTTGTGAATGGTGACGATTTAGTCATTGCCATAGCGCCTGATAAAGTTAATTTGCTTGATGATTTCGGAGATTCGTTTCGAGAATTGGGCCTAACATATGATTTTTCTGAGAGGAGCTTGGATAAGAGCGATATTGAGTTTATGTCTCATAAGGGAATCCTTATAGATGGCACATACATTCCCAAATTGGAGAAGGAGAGGATTGTTTCGATTCTCGAGTGGGATAGAAGTAATGATATTACACATAGAGCCGAAGCAATTTGTGCAGCGATGATTGAAGCGTGGGGATATAATGATTTATTAACGGAGATTAGAAAATTTTATAACTGGTTAATGGACCTGGAAGAGTTTAGAGATGAAACCGCGAGAGGTGTTTTTCCATATATAGCTGAAACCGCTCTTCGGAAATTGTACACAAACGCTGATTCAAGTGTCAATGAATTGTTAGCGTATCTGGAAATCATTCATGAGGAAGACACCGGAGAATTTGATATTGTTGTTTTGCAAGGCGACCGAGCTGAGATGGATGCGGGTGCAGATACTGTGAGACGGAGAAATCAACCAAGTGAAGAACCAAGTGCTAGCACTGGGATTGTGAGTGGAGAGCGAGATAGAGACATTGACACTGGGAGTAGGGGGCAAGTAGTTCCTAGATTAAAGACGATTGGAAAGAAAATGCGTATGCCCAAGAAAGTTAATGAAATTGTTCTGAACTTAGAACATTTATTGGAATACAAACCAGATCAAGTGGATCTCTCGAATACTCGAGCAACGCATAAGCAATTTGAGATGTGGCACAATACAGTCATGAAAGAATTAGAGATAACTGAAGAGCAAATGAAGATAATCTTGAATGGATTTATGGTTTGGTGTATTGAGAATGGCACATCACCAAACTTGAATGGTGTTTGGACGATGATGGATGGGGTTGAGCAAGTTGAGTTTCCTTTGAAACCATTCATTGAAAATGCGAAACCAACCCTTAGACAGATTATGCATCATTTCTCTGATGCTGCAGAGGCTTATATAGAATTCAGGAACGCTGAAAGTGTGTATATACCTAGATATGCTTTAATTAGGAATTTGCGTGATCCCAATTTAGCTAGATATGCGTTTGATTTCTATGAGATGCATGCAAAAACTCCAGTTAGAGCACGTGAAGCTCATCTGCAGATGAAGGCGGCTGCGTTAACTAATGTTAACACAAGATTATTTGGTCTTGATGGGAACATAGCAACGCAAGAAGAAAACACAGAACGGCACGTCGCGACCGACGTTAATGCAAACATGCACACCCTCTTGGGTGTCCGCCATATGTAGTTTATATATTTGTGTGTGTTCTGTGGTACTTATTATAATATTATAGTGTTTCAGTGTGGGTTGCCCACCTTCCTATCCTATTATAATAAACAAAGGACTACTAACTTGGTTTCTTCTGAGAGTGGTTAGACCACGTGGAATAAACCTTTAGTATACACCTTTAAAAAAAAAAAAAAAAA